GGGACTAGCGGCAGGAGTTTCAACCGCTTACGTCTCCCAGCTTGAATCCGGGGTGAGGAAGAACGTCACCTCGTTTCGGGTGTGGGAAGGGCTCCGGTTCGCCTTCAAGTGGAACCAGACCCAACTAGCCCAAGCCAAGGCGATCATGGAAAGGGGACTCGATGCCTAAACCCTTAAAGCTAACCCCCAACACCAACCCGGTAGGCTGGGGCCTAGTGGTCGAACGCCTAGGGGAACCCGCTTTTGAGCATTGGTACCCAGGCCCCTTGAGGGCCGTTTTCGAGGCCTATTGGCGGTGCTTCTTACCCAGGACCTACTCCATCCATCTGGTCAAGGTAGGACTCCGCGAGTGGGTGTTCCGTCCAAAAGAAACGAGACTCATTTTTGGACTGGACAAGTGGGTCTAGGAGGTGTAAATAAGAACCGTTGGTCATAGCGCATGGACAGAGCGTGCATGTAGAGCCTTCAGTGAAGGTGGGCCCTCTCGTGAAAACGAAGAGGACGGGAATGCACCCCGTGTCCACCCATCTTCACTGAGGGCTTTTTTATTTCCAGCCCAAGGCCGCATGACCCGCCAATCCGAAACCTTATTCCTAGGCTCCCCACCGGGGGTCATCAGAAACGATGTGGGAGGGGCTCACAACCGGCCCTTATAGCTACCCATCGGCATGGAAGCCCAAAATCTAGGGCGGGCGTAGGAAGCGAAATACCATACGCGGTGGCTTCAAAGAAATCCTTTGTTTGGGGGTTAGGGGGCAGGTTTGCCCCCTCGAAGGCGATGCATCAGAAAAAAAGACGCAGACGGCGAAGCCGTCGCCGAAGGCGAAAGGTGTTTCTTGAGGGTTCACTTACTAAACGAGAAGGACCAATACTTCAAAGGACCCGACAGGGTTTTCAGAGGTCCAGGAAGCATAAACGACAGGAACACATTGCCGATACCTCCTGGAACCGTCTGCTTTCGGATCACGGACGAGTTCAAGGGCAAGAATAAATACCTGATTACCATGGGCTTCGACAGAGCTAGGGCTTTTAGGGGTGGGCTGGATAGGCTCTTGGAGTCTAGGGAACACGCACAGGAGTTGACCACATGATGGATAGGTCGAACGCCGAGTTTATTTTGGCAGGGAATCAGAGTTTCAATCGTCTTCCTGAAAAGACTCGGGCCATCCTCACGAACAAGATACTCGGGGATCTTCGGGTTGTGGCGGAGAAAGGGGACGACTTCTTGGTGGAGTTTAGGTACCAAGCGGACCAGCAGTTGAAGCGGTGCGACTTCGAGAAACACAACCCGTTCGGGCTCTGGAAGAAGATTCACCGGCAAGTCTTGGTCTTGGTAACGCAGGGCATGGGGTCGAAGTCTTTGGCGGATGAGATGGTGGACAACTTCCTATCACGCCAACAGGCCACGGCCAATGGGCAATGAGTTAAGGACTCCGCCGAACGACCTAGAGGCTGAACAGTCGGTCCTCGGGGCCATGATGCTCTCGAAGGAGGCCATAGACGTAGTGGCGGGAGTGGTACACGAGGAGGACTTTTACCGGGAGGCGAACAGGAAGGTTTACCGGGCCATCGTTGACCTACACGAGCAGGGGACGCCGATAGATTCGATCACCCTGACGAACGAGTTGAAGAAGCGAGGAGAGTTCGACAGCATCGGGGGGATATCAGCCCTCACCGCCTTGGTGGAAAGGGTTCCGACAGCCGCGAATGCCGAACACTACGCCGAGATCGTACAGCAGAAGGCGACACTGAGGAGGGTCATTCACGCCGGGACCCAAGCGGTTGCCATGGCTTACGAAGAGGACGGGGAAACCCAGGAGATAGTCGAACAGGCGGAACATATCTTCTTCCAGGCCACCGAGAAGGGTAGGCCGAACGCCTACTCCGACATGAAGCAAGCCTTGGCCGATGGGTACGAGTACCTGACCACGGTGAACCAGAATAAGGTTTCGGTGGATGGGATAGCGACAGGGTTCCCGGACCTTGACGAACTCTTGGGAGGGTTGCACGAGTCGGAGGTGATAGTAATCGGGGCTCGACCGAGTGTGGGTAAGACCGGTTTGGCATTGAACATGGCGAAGAATATGTCCTGGGGGACGAACCAACTGAAGAAGAAGTACCGAGTCGGGTTCTTCTCCCTAGAGATGACGAGGAAGCAACTGGCTCTTAGGCTCCTGTCCTCTGCTGCGAGGATAGACATTATGAAAGCGAGGGGAGGGTTCCTGAACGATGCGGACCAAGGGAGGATCATCGCGGCCACGAACCAGGGGTACGAAGCGTGTTTCCTGATAAACGACTCCTCCTCGCTGTCGGTCCTGGAACTGAAGGCTCAAGCCAGGAAGATGAAACGGGAGGGGAAGATAGACGTGGTCTTCGTGGACTACCTCCAACTGGTAAGACCAGGGATAAGGTGCCAGAACAGGGAACAGGAAGTGGCCTACGTTTCCATGCAACTCAAGGCCCTTGCCAAGGACCTTAAAATACCAGTGGTGGTCCTGGCCCAGCTATCTAGGCCAATGAAGGGAACCGAGGCCAAGAGGCCGAACCTCTCGGATCTACGGGAAAGCGGGGCCATAGAACAAGACGCGGACGTGGTGGTTTTCATCCACCGAACCGAAGAGGAAAGGGACGGGCGGATAGTCCACGAACACGAATTGGTCCTGGCAAAGTCCAGGAACGGGCCAACCGACCTGATAGACGTGGTTTTCAGAAAGGAGTACGTCACATTCGAGCCCATGTCGAAGGTTTCCAGATCAGCAGAAGAACCTGTGCATCAAAGGGAACACCGGACTTGGTGGAACGACTAGTAGGAATTCGGTAGCGCCCCCACTGGGGCAGAACGGAGGCGCGGGATGAATAAAACAGAAAAGATGACCCCGGCTCAAGAGAAAAAGATGATTGAGTTCCGGGATAAGTGGCTATCCATTGGTCTGGATTGCGGCCCCGCTGATCGCGAGAAATTCGAGAAGGCGGTCGTCGGCCTATATGCGCTATTGGACAAGCCCATCACTAAGCGCCCGATTTTTATTCAGTGTTCATCCCCGTTGGTGGCCATGATTTTCATTAACGTTATCAAAAAAACGGACGTTTCAAAGCTATCAGGCCAGCTCGACAGCCAGCTCAGAAGCCAGCTCTCAGGCCAGCTCAGAAGCCAGCTCTCAGGCCAGCTCAGAAGCCAGCTCGACAGCCAGCTCAGAAGCCAGCTCGACAGCCAGCTCAGAAGCCAGCTCTCAGGCCAGCTCTACAGCCAGCTCCACAGCCAGCTCGACAGCCAGCTCTACAGCCAGCTCCACAGCCAGCTCTACAGCCAGCTCTACAGCCAGCTCCACAGCCAGCTCTACAGCCAGCTCCACAGCCAGCTCTCAGGCCAGCTCTACAGCCAGCTCCACAGCCAGCTCTACAGCCAGCTCGACAGCCAGCTCGACAGCCAGCTCCACAGCCAGCTCTACAGCCAGCTCAGAAGCCAGCTCGACAGCCAGCTCCACAGCCAGCTCCACAGCCAGCTCCACAGCCAGCTCTCCAGCCAGCTCAGAAGCCAGCTCGACAGCCAGCTCTCAGTCCAGCTCAGAAGCCAGCTCCACAGCCAGAAACTAGAGTGGTTTTCTTACTGGGGAGGACAGTTCTGGTCTTCTTGGATTGCGTTTTATCTTTTTCCGAAAGAAACGTTCAAAAATTTTAAATACAAAGAAGATGACTTTTTGAAGCTTCAGCTGTGGGCCGACATATCCGAGAGTGTGAATTGGTGGTGGAGCTTTGAGGACTTTGTATTTTTCTGCGATAAGCCAAGGCATATATTATTTGACGAAAGTAAACGACTTCATTGCGAGAACGACAAGGCAGTTAAGTACAAGGACGGATACGGGATTTATTCGTGGCACGGAGTTGTGGTTCCCGAGCAAGTAATCATGCGCCCCAACGAGATCACCGTGGACCTGATTTTGAAGGAGGAAAACCAGGAGGTTCGCAGGGTAATGATGGAAAGGATGGGAATGAGGCGGTTCCTCATCGAAGCGAAGCCGGAAGTTCTAGACGAGGATTCGCACGAGATAAATTGGGACAGGACTTTATTTCGGGTTAAGGGAGACGTGTTCCTTTACTGCGCCGATCCAAGCACTAAGAGGAACTACGCAATACAGGTTTCGTCGGATTGTAAAACCTGCGAGCAAGCCGATAGGTGGATGTACCACGACAGGGTTGCACTAGATGGAAAGCCGTATAAGCAGATAGCTAGGACTTAAATTCAGGGAGGCCGAGATGAACAGCATTGAGAAAGCGTTTGAGCGAGTCGAAAAGCAGGACAGGCCGTTTGCTGGGGCGAAGGTTTATGAGTTCATGGAGCCTTACACGGCCCACACCCAGGGGGACGTTGAGGTGATTCGGCTGGAATCGTTGCCCAAGGGGTTGAAGCCCAACAAGAACTTCTCGGGAATCTTGGCCGAGGGGTTGGCGAACTCTGGGCATCACGTCGTGCAATCGCTGGAAGGCGTGAAGGCGTTCCATCACCCGAACCCCACGGAATATGATGGACCCATCCTGGAAGTGGAGAAGTCCTGGACCTTGACCCACCCGAACCACAAGTGGGCTACGTTCCCAGCGGGATGCTATCAGGTTAAGTTCCCCCGCGAAATGCACTTGGGCGAGATGCGGAAGCAGAGGGACTAACGGCCCCAGCCAGGAGACTTCAAGCTGACGCAGGGAGCCGATTACTAAGTGAGGGGATGGGCTTTTTAAAGACTTTAGCCGATAGCCTGGAACTTAGATATTTGCTGTCTTCTCTTACATGGTCCGTGGTTTCTTTGGTTCTTTTTGTTTTGGCTTGCATTAAATGGCATCGTGGCGAAGACGGGAGGTTCTTAAATGACCGACGCTATCATCGAAAAGCTAAAGGCTGTTAAGAACCGCCAAGATGCCGCAAAGGTTTACGAGGAAGCCTTTCATCGGGCCACTGTGGGTCAAGTGGATTGGGAAAAGTTGAATACCTACATCCTCGAAAGGTGGTCTATGTCGGGGCTGAAATACATTAAGGATTTGGCGTGGAAGAAAACCGCCGAGAGAGAAGGTGCCAAGTGAGCCATACGCTGGATGGGTTGAAACTTCGGGCCAAGATTGCCGAGATGATTGATTCGTCAAACAACGCCCCAGTCGATGACTCCGAGGTTGGGTATCGAGCGGCTTTAAGCGCCCTAGATACCGACATCGTAATTGGCCGCTTCGACATCGCCGCCACACAGGGGGACGCCGTGGGAAAGCCTAAGTGCGTCTGCGGCCACAAGCGTCACGCCGGAAGATGCCGGGTAATGACGACTTCTGCTCGTGAAATTGAAAACGATCCGGTTGAGTGCGGCCACAAACGGTATTACCCATCCAAGCCAAGGCCGAAACGGAGGAAGAAATGACCGAACAGGCGAAGGGGCCGACAACCGAGAAGGAGCTTTTGCCGTGTCCGTTTTGCGGGGGCAAAGCCTCTCACTACAGCTATGACGCATACAGCGTCGACAGCTCCTACGATTGTGTTGGTTGCGAAAAATGCGGAGTCCGGATTCCATATTTTAATGATTCTGAAATGGCACAAGCCATAGAAGCCTGGAACCGCCGAGCCACCCATGCCCAGGGAACGGAGAGGTTGAGGGAGGCGCTTTCTAAGCTGGTCAAGGCTTGCGAGGAACTAGATACCCACGTTGAACCAAATGGTGTTTTCGATTTTTGTGCGGAGGGTTCATGCAACTTCTGCAATGCTCTTAATGCCTCAAATGAGTTACTTTCGTCTTTGGCTCCCGCCGGAATGTCTCCGCTCGGAATTGAGGCGAGTAGAGTTGCGTTCGCACCAACGGAAGCCCTTCGCAACGAACGGGGGGAAGCCGCGATGGATTTAACGCCAGAGGAGGCATTTAAAGAAGCGCGGAGACGTTGGGGAGAGGCCGGTTCGGTAGTTGTCGGAAAGGTGCATGGCGAACTTGATTATGAAGTTGGGCATTGGGATGAGGAGAATGTCCATTACTACCCGCAAGGAAGCGGAAGGTCTTTCCGTGAAGCCTTCGCCGCCGCAGACAAGGAGGACGCACGATGAAAAAGGATGAAGTTGTTGCCAAAGTATTCGACTTTTATGAGAACGCCGAAGAGGTAAAGCGGGAGATTAAGTTTTCTGACCTTTCCCCCGAAGTCCAGGCGCTCATAGAGAGGGGCGAGAAGGCGGGAAAGTTGGGCAAGGAGTTGGAAATTTACCGGGCCACCTTTTCAGGAATACTGGACCTGTGGGAAGCCTACAAGGGGATAAAGGACGGATACCAAGACCCAGCCAACGCTTTGAAGTGGTGGGCCAGTTACATCGAGGACGCCGATAGACGAATTAAGGCCATCCCCTCTGCGCCAGTAGTGAATGAAAGGAAGGAGGTTTTTATAAGACCGACCCCGTGGCCCCAAGACATGGGAGATGTATCCGAGACACCCGTTAAAGACCCAATATGCTTCCGGGTGCCAGAAAGTGGGTATCCAGCAGAGCCTCCAAAGCCCCAGCCCGTGATCGGATTGGACCGGGAGAAAGTTGAAAACTACTTGCGGCACTGTTCCTTTGACGGGATGCACACGGACGCTTGGCGGTTTCGTGACGTGCTACAGGACAAGATTAAAGCTGGCCACTTTAACCTCCCCGCAAGCCCATTGGAGCCGGTTTGCCAAGGATGCGGTTCAACGAAAGCAGATTGCGAACAAGCTCCGCTCAAAGGTGCCATTAAGTGTTGCCCGGACTGTGACGGTATGCGGTTCGTCCTGGCTCACGCCGGATATTGCCAGAGCCCCGGGAAGCCTTGTAACTGCGTTTGCATCGAGCTTGAGTGTCCTAAGTGCCACGGCAAGGCCCCCCCAGAGCCGCCGAAGGAGACGTGCCCGGAGTGCAGAAGC